TCAGCAATCGTCTAATAAACCTGGAAGATAATTATTTATAAGGGCTAAGTGCTGTGTTATGCGTGATCCAATCAATGCCCCAGGAATATTACCTTTTTCTTTTTTATATTCAATTGTAATGGCAGAAAGTTTAGGTCTTTCTATTTTTGGTTTAATACACAACTTATTTAAATCAAATGAACTAAATTTAAAAATAGCACCACCACTGAAGCCTTGCGGTGTCGGAGAAAGAGTAAAAATGCCATTTTTAAGAAGATTTTTTTCGTATGCCAAAGAAAGATGCCATTCTCTATCAATACCTAACAAGTCATAGTCTTCTTTGAGCAACTCCCTAGAGCCAAAACTTTCACGTTTACAATTGATAGTGCTGTTACGTAACTTGGAATTTTTTGAATAAAATCCACTCACTATATACGAGTGGTCGAAACTGTCCGAGACCGTTCTATCAAGATCATCATAGTTTAAAGCAAGTTTTTTTATGTTATCACTTATAGAATCTTGTATATGAAATACTGATGAATCGTAAGGATCATCATTATGCGTTCCAGATACCCCCCTTGCTGTACTGAACCTATCACCTTTAAACGTCGTCACCCTCTCTTCACCTTCACACGACATTAATAACTCATGTTCACCTATAGCATCAAATACATGCGATGCAGAAAACACGAAGTACTCACCTTTTATATTAACAAATACACCACTTCCAATTTGCTCAGGCCGACTTTCATGTTTCAATGGAAACAGAATTGCATTAACAGACTTTTCAATCTGAAGTGTATTATCCAAACATATTGCGAAATGTGTTTGTATGCGTCCTATTACTTTCTTTGTTAGCGGATCTTTGAGATCTATTTTTTCTTTCATAACACTTCCCATTTAGTAAACATAAAGCATAAAGCATAAAGCATAAAAAATTGTTCACTTAAGTGAATTTTGTTGGTGGTATGGATGCGATAAATACAATACCTATATTTCATATAGTCACTTACATTAACACAATTTATCACCACATAAAACTATTGATTTTATTAAAATAAATCAGGCGTATTGGGGGTAATTAATTTGAGTTAAGCCAGTTTTGCATTTTACGGTATTAAATTATACCGCAAGTGCAAACTAATTATTATAAAAAACCCGCATCTGCGGGTTTTGTGAAGAGTCACATCCATTGAATCTGTTGCTGTCCTGACATAGACGGGTGCGGTGCCGCTGGTACGACTACCCCCGGCGATACGATAAAGCGCTCGACCGTTTCGGTGGTCACAAAGGTCGCGCTGCAGTTGATGTTTGTGCACTGGTGATAACGCTCTTTGGTCGTATCAGTAAAATAGCGACTTGTGCGGGCGTGAGCGGCGAAATGACATTTTGGACAGTGAAACATGGCGAGCACCTCGTATAATTTCCGATGCGTTAATTTTACTCAATTTATAATTATATAACAAACACTCAAATCCAAATCACTACTCTAGCTCTTCGCTTTCGTACTCCACATCCGAAACCTTGACCTCAAGCTCTAATCCCGTCGTGTAGCCGTTCCTGTTAAGGTTATGCACCACCCGACTGATTATCCACGCCTGCTCGTCTATAACGCGCTTAAAGCCTTTCACCGCGATTGGGGTTTCAGGAAATAAATCTGCCCGTCCAATAGCCAGCGAGATTGAAAACACCGCGACGCCGCGCTGCAGCTTGTCCCACTTCGCCTGAGCGGCGCGCATGGCCTGCGCCTTTGTCGCGTAGATGGTCGTCAGCTCCAGCACATTGTCAGACTCGCCGACCATGTACTCGCCCTCGCGCGCTTCCTGCTCTTTTTTGGCTTTAGCCTTTGCCGGTGCTTTGGTCGCTTTCGGATGCTGCAGCGCGCGCAGGTGCTGCTCTTTGGGCTTGCGCTTAAGCTTCACCTTTTGCTTTTGCGGCTTCGGGTCTCTGGTGTGCAGCCATTTGGCCGTAACGCCGGTGTAGGCTTCGCGGTCAGCAATCGCAAACTGGTGCCGGTCGCCGTCGCCGCGTTCAAGTGTCATCTGCGGAATGGGCTTCCCGCTGGCCGTCCTGCCGCTTCCGGCTTTCAGAAATAACAGATTCCCCGCTTTTACAGAGACCGCTGCACCGTTCCGGTCAGCCAGACGGGACAGAAACACCGCGTCGGATTCCTGCGACTGGTCAATGTGAGGTACGGGGATCGCTTTCAGCGTGTCGGCCACGCTGGCTGTCAGCTTATTGCGCGCTGCAATGGTCTCAACAATGACCCCGAGCGTGGTGTCGTGCCATGACTGTTCTCGGCGGGAATTCAGCGAACCGCGAAAATCAGCGCTCCGCCCCCGGATGGTCAGCGTATCAGGCGCGCCCCGGTGCTCGATTTCATCGACCGTAAAGGTGCCTTTTTTTATCAAAGCGCTATCCTGCCAGCCAAGCCACAGCGTTAACGTTGCGCCGCGCGGAGGCAGAGCGATTTGCCCGTCGGTGTCATCGAGCTCGATATCGAGCTGGTCGGCCTCGAATCCGCGATTGTCCGTCATGGTCAGGCTGATCAACCGGTCGCTAAAATCCTGCGTAATATCTTCGTTATCCTGCTTGAGCATAAACGCCGGGGCTATCTTTGCCCCGGCCTGAATATTCATCCCCGTAATCATCCTGCCAGCCCTCCCAGCCAGTTTCCGGCATACGTCACCAGATTGTCAGCCTGCGTTTTCAGGTCGCCGTAAATCGCCGCGAGCGACTCATCGACGCGTTTCAGCGACAGGCTAAACTCGATTTTTCTGGCCGCGCCGTCGTTGAATAATTCGGTGTGTGTATGGCTCACCTTATCGATGACATACATGCCGTGGATCATGCCCGTTCCGTCAATCAGCGGCCACGCTCTGCCCTCGTCTGCCATCAGCTCGATGGCGGTCAGTGACAGACGGCCGCCGGTGATTTCCGGGTACAGCACGCCCGAAAGCGTGCGCGAGGTTTCACCCTCCCCAAGAAACTGGTAGGCCGGGGGTTTGCCGATGCGGTCATTTGACGCCCAGCGGTACTCTTTCGAATACTGCATTGACTGATGCGGCAGCGTGCGGCGCTCAAACACAAATAAACCTAAAACCATTAACATGCTTTAGCCCTCATCCATTGTGACGCATACTTGAGCGCTGACGCGCACGATTTTCCCGGTCGAGTTTATCGACAGCCTCGCGGAGCTGACGGTCGAGGTCGCTACCCGGCGCGATACCACCATTCAGGTGAATGTTATATTCAGGCTTGCTCTGGTCGACGTAAGTCTTCCCGGCGGGAGCTGGAACTGGCTGATACCACTGAAAACCACCGTAAGCCGCGTTTGGTCTGATGTATGGCTCGTTTTGCGAGCCCGTTGCGGCGCTGGCTTTTGCTGCCTTCTGGTCAAGGTCGCTCGACTCTTTATTGATAACCCCGAGCTTTTCCAGTAACCAGTCAACGCCGCTGCGCAATTTATTGAAACTTTTGAGCGGTAACATCAGTGCGTCGGCCAGCAGTTTACCGAACATCACACCCGCATTTTTGCAACTGTCGAGAGTATCCTGCGTGGCCTTAACCGGCGCGATCAGGTCTTTAAACCACTGCCAGACCCCGCGCAATTTATCCATGAAAGAATCAAACACCGGCGCGAGCGGGGCAAAAATGTCAGCTACCGGCGCAAAGGCCGTTTTAAGCCCCTCCACCACACCTGAGAAAAATGCGCTGATGGGCTCCCAGTATTTGCGAATCAGGAGCGCACCGGCCACCACTGCAGCGACCACCGCGACCACCGGCAGGCTGATTGCCCCTATTGCCGTCACAATGGCACTTCCTGCAGTAGTGAATACGACACTCAGTACGCCAGCAGCAGCGATAATCGCGTTTATCCCTGCGATAACAGGCCATGCAATCAGGCCAATCCCGCCGAGCACCCCAATTAACGCCAGCCCACCGGCGACAAGGTTAAACAGGGTTTGCGTCAGTTCTGGATTTGCTTTAGCCCACGCAGCCACCTTGCCGAGCCAGTTGGTCGCGGAAACCGTCAGGCGTCGTAGCGCTGAGTCCTCTTTTTCGAAAACCTCAATCTGCAGGTCTTCCCATGCTGACTGCAGGTTTTTTAAATCGCCGTCGAGGTTGTCGGTCTGAATTTTCGCAATGCGTTCGGTCGTGCCTTTCGATTCCCTGATTTGCTGGCGCTTATTATCGAGCGAGCCATCACCGGCAGCGGCGACGAGTTTAATCGCCCCCTTCATCGCCTCTTCACCAAAGATAACTTTCAGGTATTCGCCCTGCTCCGCCGTGCCGAGCTTATTTTTCTGGAAGGACTTATTAATATCTTTGAGGATTTTCTCGACCGGCAGCATGTTCCCTTTGCCGTCGCGGGTTTTCACGCCTAATTCTGAAATAGCCTCAACGGCCTTACCCATGGGGGCTTGCAGGCGGTTGAAGATGGCGCTAGCCCCCGTCCCGGCCATCGAGCCTTTAATCCCGTTATCAGCCAGAATGCCGAGCATGGCGGTCGTGTCTTCAATACTCGCCCCTGCAGCCTCCGCGATAGGCGCGACATACTTCATCGCCTCACCCAGCTCGACGAGGCCGGTGTTTGATGACGTAAAGCCTTTCGTCATCACATCTGCGACGCGCTCAATCTCCGTGGTAGGCAGGTTAAATGCCGACTGCATATTGGTGATAATGTCGGCGGCTTCTGCGATATCCACGTCGGCCGCGAGGCTCAGGTTTACGGTCGAGCCGGTCGCAGCAAGCACGTCATCAGCCTTATAGCCCGAGCGTGCGAGCGTGGTCTGCGTGCGCGCCACATCCCCCGGTGAAAAGGCCGTGGTCGCACCGATATCGCGCGCCTGCTGACGAATGGCCGCGAGCTTATCGTCGCCCTTATCGAGCCCGAGGATCGCCTGCGTGCCTGACATCTGCTTATCAAAGCCGATACCCGGCGCAATAAAGCGTGACGCACCATAAAGCCCGGCGGTCGCCACCCCGACGCCCACCATCCCGGCATTACGTGCACCTGCGGCGAGCTTTTGCCCTGACTCATAGCGGCTTTTTACCGCGCTGAGTCTGGCCTGTTGCTGACTGACGCGCGCCAGTGCATCACGTTGCCGGTTAAGCTGCGCGGTTGCCTCGCTGATACTGGTTTTAAGGCGTCGCTCGTCTGCCGACAGCGTGCGGGTATTTATCCCGGCCTGTGCGAGCTCGCTGCGCTGGCGCTGTAACGACTGTCGGAGGCTGTTGTATTTGAGCTGCAGGTCGGCTGCAGATTTCTTTGCCGCCTCCATCGCGCGCGCCTGCGCTTTAGTCGGGTTTTCTGTGTTTTTAAACTGGACGGTCAGTGCTGCGGCCTCCTTTTTCGCTTTATCAAGCGACTGACCGTTCACGGCAAGCTGTGCGCTCGCTTTCCTGAATCCGTCAATTCGGGACGCCTGCGCATTCAGATCGCGCAGGCTGTTTTGAGAAGTGCGGATATCGCCAGCAAGGGATTTGCTGGCAGTCTGGATAGCTTTGAGCGGTCGGCTTGCCCGGTCAACTGCGTTAAGCAGCACCTCAAGTCTGACGTTATTGCTCATAGTGGTTTCCGCTTCGCTGCAGCGCCTTGTCGCGCCATGTGATGAGCTCGGATACGCTCAGGGAATAAAGCTCTGATGGCGGCCAGTGGAAAATCACCGCGATATCCGCCATCAGGTCATCGACCGAAAGGTTTTCGGGGAATGTCAGCGAGCCGAAGATGGTGACAAAAAACCAACCACCTTACCGGCGAACAAAATCAGGTCTGACGCTTCCAGACGCATGACCTCATGCTCGGTGAGTGCCGGGTACGTCATACGCGGCAGCACCTTAATCAGCGCGTCAACGTCTGAGTTTGCCAGCGACGCCAGACTCACACCGCGCAGGGTTCCCGCGTTGGGTTTTGTGACGGTCACCTGCTCGATTTTCTGCTCACCGCGCATGACGGGGTTGTCGAGGATCACAATGTTTAAGTTTTCGGTTTCGTTGATGTTTTCCATGATGTCACTCTCTTCAAAATTAAGTGACCGGCCAGCCTGACTGACCGGTAAAGGGGTTACAGGCCGATAGCCTTACGGTGTTCTGCCAGACGGTCGACGCCATCGACTTTCATCACCATGTTGATGACGTCAATCTCGATAACTTCTTTGCCGTCAACCGTGAGCTGGTAGTACGAGCACTCCGTCGAGATTTTGGTCGTGCCGCTTTCGCCCTGTTTGTTTTCGCCGCCGTCGTACTCTTTGTGACGGCCACGCATGACAACCTCGACGGCAGAAATCGCGCCAGTGTCATCGCGCTGGAATGAGCCGGTAAAGCGCAGCGGCACGCTGTCCGCGCCCGGTGATGCGTACTGCGCCCACAGCTCGACATCAGGCAGGCCACCGAGCGTCCACTCAAGCGCAAGCGCATCGTCATCGAGCCCGAGGTCAATAGACACCGAGCCAGGCATCCCGCCACCACGGTATTTCTCAAGCTTACGGGTCAGCTTTGGCAAGGTGACGGATTCAACGACGCCCATGTAGCTGAGACCGTCGTTAAACATGTTCAGGTATTTCAGTTTGCGTGGTAACGCCATGTGCTGAGCTCCTTAGCTGTTGACCGAGTCTGACAGGTTCGCCAGATAGGTATCGGTGATGCGCTGGCGAAGGGTCAGGTTTTCCAGCGGCGGGACGGGGGTATAGTCGTAATCGATATACAGTTTCCCCGCTTTAAGGGTTTCGGCGCTGTTTGACTCCGGGTCATACCAGCACGTGCCGTCAACGATATAACCGTTGTTTTTCAGCTCGCGGAATTTGGCATTAATACCGGCAACGATGTCGCGGATTAGCGTTGCGGTGACAGGTTTATCAATCGCCCACGCGTGCGCTTCCGCCATCGTATCAGCCAGCACCTGAGCTGTGCGGGTGTAGTTTTCAAACAGGAAAAGCGGGTCATCTGAGCAAGTACGGTTGCCCCAGAATTTAAAGCCGTCGTTCCGAATAAGCGTGGTGACACCGGCCTGATTAAGCAGGTTTGCGTCGGTGGCTTTCTCCTGCAAATCCCACGAGACCGAGGCGCTGACGCCGGTGACGCCATTCACGCCGACGTTAGACAGCGTTTTGTGCCAGCCGGTCTCCTGGTCGATTTTGGCACGCAGGCCGAGCGCGCGTGCGGTCGCCCATGCAATATCCGTCTCGTTCGCCGTAGTGTCCCATGCCAGAAAATCAGGATGAATGACCATCAGCTCGCGCTGACTGAAATTCTCACGGTATTTGATGGCGTCAGAAATGGTCTTGCAGCCCCACGCACTGATATAGCCAAACGCGCGCAGGCTCTGGCAGGTCGCCGCGAGCGCGGTCGCCACTTCCTGAGAATCCAGCCCCGGCACGCCGAGAATGCGCGGCTTGACGCCGGTGGCGGTTTTGGCGGTCAACAGCGCTTTAAGCCCGGTATATTTGCCGTTTTCGTCGGTCGTGCCGATGATGTTTGAAATGGTCTCTTTCTGCGCCGCTTCCGGGTCTTCCGGGTCGTCGATACCTTCGGCCACGCGCACAACCACTACAACCGGCTTGCACTGGTCGGCAATAGCCTGCAGGGATTTTGAAAGGGTGCCAAGTTTACCGGCCTTACCGATAGCGTTCTGCACGCTGGTAATCAGCACCGGCTCATTGAGTGGAAATGTTTTTTCGTCAGCATCGCTGGCTGTGCAGACCATGCCGATGATGGCCGTCGAGACGGTGGAAATGGTGCGCGTGCCATCGTTAATCTCGATGACCTCGACGCCGTGGTGATAGTCGCCCATCTGTTTAACTCCGTGGTTAAGGGGTGCGACTATTTTCTTGCTTACAGGGGTTAGGGACTATTTATCTCAGTTCGGCTGCAGGTTAGACAACAAGCCTTCTCCGGGCATTTCATCTGTTTTCGGTTGAGCAACGTTATCATTACAGTTACTATGCCTACCGTTTGTATGACTTTGATAATTCACAGAGTTATTTACTGATTCTTTATCAGTTCACTCAGCAAATTACTATTTAATAAAAACGGAATGTTGTTCTACAAGGGAGCACGATGAAAACCTTCGTTATAAACCTTAAAACTGAAACAAAAAAAAGAAACAATATTGATGCACAATGCAAAGCCAATGGATTCGACTATGAAATCATTGAAGCTGTTAACGGCCGTGAATTGCAGGACGAAGCAACACATCTTCTGGCTCATAATCTTTCACAGGCCAGACTAACAAAAGGTGTGATTGGGTGTACATTGAGCCATCTGTATATATATTCCAGAATGGTAGCGGATAACATCCCTTACGCTCTGGTGCTTGAGGATGACATTACAATCACTGCGTCTGCAAAAGAAGTTATTAGCACTGTAGAAAACGCACTCCAGCCGCGCAGCCGTGAAATTTACCTGCTCAATACCCCTGAGGCCATCACTCCGTTAATCAAGAAGAACCTGACTGAAAATGTCACATTCTACAGAATGGCGCGGGCAAGTCAGTCACCGGCATACATACTTAGCCTTGAAACGGCTAAGGCATTGCTCGATTTTAACTATCCCATTAAATATGAAGTTGACCGGTGGATGTCGTTCCGCGACTTCTGCAATATTAAAATTTGGTGTCTTCCGGAAGGGGTCATAGATAGTTATGACCAGGATAAATTAGAATCAACACTTGAAGCTGAACGCAGCAAAATTGAACACGAGCGCATCAGATACCTTAGCTCTCTCAGAAAGAAAGAAAAAGGATATCAAAAGAAAAGGCTCGCAAATTTAATACTAAAAAAAATCAGTCATCAGGTTATTTGAAATATGCCCCCATAACGGGGGCTTTTCATTAAGGCTTTTCAGGCCAGACCGGAGCATCAACGTCAACCCGGCTCAGCAGTACACGATAGCTCCTCAGGGCAAGGAGGGTTGTATCCTCCTCCTCGGTGCTTATGCCGAGGTCTGCAGCGTCTTGCAGAATCGCTATTTCTTCACCAGCTTCCCGCATAAGCTGTGCTTTTTTCCCTTCGGCAACGTCTCTCAACTCCTGTGGCGTGGGTGGCTCAGGCTCAGACAAAACGGGCTTTCCGTGTTCATCTGGCGTAATTACCTTACCCGTTGCCTGACCACTGATAAGATATTCATACCATTCATTTGATATCTCACTAATATCGTCAGGTAAAGTACCGGCCTGCTCATAATCCGACATGAGAGAAGAAACATAAAACGCATTTGTTTCCGCGCTGTAAAAATAAGTATTGTCCATATTAATACCCCACCGCATACCAGTAGACGCCGTGACCATCACTCCCCACGGATGCCCCTGTTTTTGTAAAACTGGTGACATACGTCCAGTTATTTTGAGCGCCATCGTTCACTTTACGAATGATGGTGTTTTGTACATTCACACAAGCTGAGGGAAAGGCTGTTGGAAAGGTAATGTTTACATTGCCTGTAACAGAACTTGAAATCACACCCCACTGGAAAATCATTCCCGTGTTGGCGTCCTTATACCAGCCATTCGCCGCTTTCGATGCAGAGTTAATTTTTTGAAAGCGCGCATCGCTTTCCGCTTTGGTATACGCCGTCCCCGTTGGCGTGTAACTGCCCTTTGGCTGGAAACGCGCGTCACTCTCAGCCTTAGTGTAAGCGCCCGTTTTTGCCATATATCCGGCATCAGACTGCGCCTTTGTGTAATATCGGGCGTCAAAATTTGCGTAATTAGCCAGAGCCAGTTTATTCATGGTGACATCACCCGTCGCCAGACTGACCGTAAAAGGACGCAAACTGTTAAACGTGCCGAGCGAATCACCAGAATTCGTGACCAGCAGATAGAGGCTTCCACCATCATTACGCCAGAATGCCCCATAGCTGCCATAAGCAATGCGAAAACCGTTAGCGCTTCTGGAAACAAACTCCCCAGAAGACGTTACTCCGCCTGCAAAACTGGAAACCCCATTAAAGCTAAATGATACAGAGCCATCTTTATTTCGCTGTGAATAAAAATGATACCCTGTGGCATCTTTAAACTCTAAAACTGTCGGCCTGTCGGCATTCCCCCATAAAAGCAGTGAGCCGTTAGCTGTTGACGAGTTCTGAGAGCTAATTTCAAACCTTCTTCCATTCCCCACCGAAAGCGTGCCATTTACTGTCGCATTACCAGTAACCGTACCGCCAGTTACTGGCAGAGCGCCAACCTCCCCGGCTGTGGGTTTATTAGCCGCATCATACTGTTTAGTCCAGGCTGACCACGTGCCGCTGTACAGCGTGCGGATGTATGAGCGTGAATTGTTGTAAACACGGTAAACCTGCGTGATACCCGCGTGCTTAAACACCTCCAGTGAACCGGCAATTGCCTCAGGATAGTTTTTCCCGGTTTGCGCCTGCGCGTTTGCTGGCTGGTAATACAGTCCCGGCGTGGTGTAGGCGTTTAAGTCCTCAGCATTACCAATCCCGACAGTCTGACCGTTAAAAATATCCTGCGCTGTAATGCTGATATCAGATGTCAGCGCCCGGCCATTGACCTTGCGCCCTGACGGAACTCGCCCGCTGGCATTGTCATTTGCAGCCTTAACGGCTTTCGGTGTCGCCGCCAGTGCCTCAGACGTGCTGTCGGTTGCGCTACTGAGCTGGACAATGCCCTTATGCGCCGTGGTGGCGTCCTGAGCCGTATATTTACCCTTCGCAAGGTCATACGCCGCCTTAACCGCTTTCGGCGTCGCTGCGACGCCCTCAGAAGCGCTGTCGGTCGCGCTGCTTAGCTGGACGATACCCTTTTGCGCCGTGGTGGCGTCCTGAGCCGTATATTTCCCTTTCGCAAGGTCATACGCTGCTTTAACGGCTTTCGGCGTCGCTGCGACGGACTCAGACACGCTGTCGGTTGCGCTGCTTAACTGCGTGAAACCCTTTGCGGTAAGCGTCGCGTCAGGATGGCGACGCGACTGCTCATGCTCCGCGAGTTTATTGTCGACGTAGTCCTGCGTTGCCATCACCATTGAGGTGTCGATGGTCAGCTCGACTGACTCGATGTCGCTCACCATGATAACCATACGCACGGTCTGCGCGCGCCCTGAGCCCTCTGCGAGCGCTGGCTTGTAGCTTTCGGCCATATTCCCGACCGCAATCAGCGTGCCGGTGTCATCGTAGAGCCCGAGCTCACGCATCCAGAAACCGCCGGTCTCAGGCGGGATAAGCAGCTCCGCCACGACATAATTTTTATTTTTCCTGTCCTGGCTGATTTTGTTCAGCGCGTGACGCCAGACCTCTTTAACGAGTTTTGTCTGGTTCGGGTCAGGGGTCGGCAGCGTGCCGCCACCATCACCGACGGCCATCGCCGTCAGGTTCACTTTTTTTCCGCCGGGGATGGTCGCTGCAGCCAGCTTGATTGCACCGGCTTTGGTGATGACCGTTTTGTATTTCACTGTCATTGTGTTCTCACTTATCCGGGGTATACCGTGATGATGTCGCCGTCATAGCTCAGGGCGCCGGTGTAGAGGTAGCCGGGGATGTCCTGAATAATATTGAGGCCGATAAGATGGCGGCTGGCTGGCTTTGCATCAGCAATAAGCCGCTCCATTTCGTAATACATTTCCTCGGTGATGCCGGTTTCTAACACTCCGATATCGAGGCGAAACGTGCCGGGCGGGTCGCTGGTTTCCCACCACTCAGTAACGTTTATCAGGTAGCCGAGCGGTTCCACCACGCGACGCACTGCACCAATCGTGCCTTTGTGCGCATGAATAAACCACGCCGCGCGGATTACTTCTCTTTTCGTGTTCTCCGGCCAGCTCTCATCCCACCGGTCAACGGAAAATGCCCACGCAAGCCACGGCAGCAGGTTTGCCGGGCAGTCGTTAGGGCTCCAGAGACGGCGCAGGGGAACGGGGGTATTTTCAATCTCAGCGCAGGCGCGCGCCGCCGCCACCTCAAGCGGTGAGGAACCCACCGGCAACAGTCGGGTATTACTCATCGTTGCCCCCGATAGTCACGCTGTACTCACTGCACCATGACGCCTGAGTCTCATCGAGCACGATATCGGCCACTGGCGCGGCCAGCTCGACGCGCTGCACGCCCTCGACGTGGAGCGCGGCATAAATAGCTGATTTGCGGATGTCACGCCCGAGCCGGTGCTGCGCGCTGATATACGCCTGCAGTTTGGCTTTTGCCGCACTGAGCACCGGCTCACTTTCGGGACCGGGGTAAAGGTAAAGCGACGCAGTGATTTTATAGTCGACAATTTTGGCGGACTGCACGGTCACGCGGTCGGCAACCGGCCTGACGTCCTCATCGTTCAGCGCAGTGCGCACGATGGCGAGCAACTCGTCAGAGGCGACGCCGTTATTCTCGCGCGACAGCACGGACACGGTCACGCACGCGGGTTCGGGACTGATGACGGAAATATCTGCGACACGCCCGTCAGCGCTGCGGCCATGAAACTGATATGAGCCGGTCGAGCCTGCGGTACTCAGCCCCTCAAAAGCCTGTTGAATGCGTAGACGATAATCGGTATCCGACTCCATAACGGCTGGCGTGGGCGGAAACGTCGTGTCGTCTGCAGGCGTGATGACGAGGCGCTCAACGTTGTAATTTCCGCCTATCTGGTCGAGGTCGCTGTCAGCAGCGTAAGCCAGCATGACCGCACGCGCGGCCTCGTTGACGCGCTGTCGCCAGATAACTTCCCGGTAGGCGTTTTCCTCCAGCAGCTTAACAATCGGTTCTGATTCAAGCGTCAGCGTGCGCGCGACGGCCTCCTGCAGTTCCTCAGGATAAAGCGAGACGAGTGTCGCTTTACGCTCTGCGAGAATGGTCTCATAGTCCAGCACTTCAACTACATCTGGTGCGGTGAGCTGGTTAAGGTCAACAATTGCCATAGCGTTTAGCTCAGTGGAATGGTGAGTGAAAATGGCTGGCCGCCGGTTGAGCGGTTGCCGGTGATATCGACATACAACCCGCCGTCGGTCTCTGACCGTTCAAAAGTGATGGTCGTCAGGCTGATGCGCGGTTCCCACTTCTGGATCGCGGAATAGCATGCGGCCATAATCTGCAGGCGCAGCGCCGGGGTCTGCGGCTGGTCAATCAGCGCCGACAGAAGCGAGCCGTATTCACGGCGCATGACGCGCGAACCAACCGGCGTGACGAGAATGTCGCGCACGCTTTGCCTGATATGCTCAACCTCAGAGATACTGAGGCCGGTCTGGCTGTTCATTCCCAGATAACGCACCGTCATTTAGTGCCCTCCGTCCAGCTTCCGCCCCGTTCGACGCCGCCGTGGCCGTGGTCATCCACCTGCACGCCGTTTGAGGTAAATATCCCGCCGGTGTGCTCGATGTTCCCGGTCATCTTCCCGCCTTGCTTCACTTCAAGCGTGCCGGTCGTTAGCTTGTTGGTGCATACCACCTCGGGTGTATCGAGCGTGATGCGGGTCGAGGCTTTCACCAGCACCACCGGCACGGTGGCCGTGATGGACTCCGATGCGGTAACGTCGGCAGTTTTGATACCTGACACGGTGAGCGCGCCGTTTTCGGGTTCGTACTCGATAACCGCCCCGTCAGGAAAGGACACATGAAGCGCATCAGGTGACGCTGTCGGCGCGGGATTGTTGTCAGAGAAAATGCCGGGCAGTACAAAGGCCGTGTCGAGCTCACCGCCGATAGCGAGTAATAAAACCTGCTCGCCAACGGACGGAGCCCACCATACGCGCGAGCGACCGGCGCGACAGGTGAGCCAGTTAAGCCAGGTGGTTTCAATGCCGCCGGTCTGGACGCGACACAGCCCCTCATCGAGGTCAACGCCGGTCACAATGCCGGTGCGGATAAGATTGCGGATCGCGCGTGCGATTTCCTGCAGAGAATTTAGATTATTCATGGGGAAAGGATGCCGCCGGGCGAGGCCAGCAGCAATCGAAGGGGGTTTTGTAAGCTATGTAACAACGAACAAGTTACGTACTGTCCGCTTAATATTAATTTTGAGTTATTTGGAGAAAAAAAAAACAACAAGACAGTGCTTAATTTGCGCCCAAAACCATTAAAAAAGGAAAAGCACCATCTTCAGTTTCATCAATACTCATTCTTTAGGGGTTGTAACAACCACTGAATTATAAAGATACATTTTTTCAGCCTCCTCTTTATCAAGCTTCATTATGCTCGCAAGTAAATCGAGGTCTACTTTTTTGCATCGTTTCGATATTTGTTTAACGATTTCAGAATTATTCTCATGAGCCTTTAAAAAAATATAATTAGAAATATATTTCTTCTTTAGCAATCCTGATGCCACACTAGGGAAATTTAGCAAAAAGTCATTTATGGTGATTAATAGATCATCACCCAATACGATGAATTTCTCTGTTAAGTCGACATATTTCATAAGCAGACTTTCATCGAGCAAAGGATATACATCTTTTAATGCCACCTCAGCTTTTGCTCCCGTCCCCGAAATCAAAGAAGCCAATTGTTTCTTGACTTCTTCATCAAGTTTATTTCTGATAGTTAACAACTCAATATATTGATTGTAATTACCATACGTTGCAACAAATGATGAAATATTCATCCAAGGATACTTATCTAGATCTAATTTACGTGAATATAACAATTGCACTAACTCACTAGATTCTAAAGTTACAGCCTCAATTCTAGCTGGTATCATTGGGATACATAAAGCACGCTGCAAAGGGTGCATTTCCAAGGAATCAAAATAATTAACCTTAACGGCAACAATATTGGCCTGCATATTCTGCATCTGAAGGATTATTTTATTTAGAATATCCACCTTTGCTCGTTCATTCTTAGATGCTTCCTGATATTGGTACCCCCTTATAGCAATGAAATATGCTGTTAAAGCTGAGAGCAGAACCACAAACACAGGCATGATATAATCTTTGAACATGTTGGTTTGACTTGCTATATTTACGGCATCTGTTAAATGATTTAAAGCTATTACAATCGAATAAGGGTCGAACGATTTCATGATGTTATCCTGTGGGATTCTATTTGAGGTCAAACATCGAACTAGTGTAAACGCACTATGCATTTTCGGTAAGCAAAAAATTAAACCTTATCTATAAGGTATTTGATAACCATTTTATTGATTATCCGCTGATCTCCATGGCTAAATCCGAGCAGCTGGCGCTCTGCGTACTGCACATCCTGAGCGTGCGCGTTTGGCCGGTCTTTGAGGCCGTACTGATGGACACGCGCGATGCGCTGCACTTTTCCGGTAAATTCCACCACGGCACTGTTTTCACGGCCACTGGCTTTCATGTACCGGCTCGTGCGGAGCTTCTGAAACATCGCCCTTTTTATTCGCCCGGTCTTTGCCCTGAGCGGCTGGCGCTTTCGCGCCTGATACGGTGAGCCGTCCGGGGCTTTTTGCTGTTTGATGCGTTGTTGTTGCGACTTGCGCAGCTCCTTTGCAATCTCCCCGGCCAGCTTCCGACGTCCTGCCGGTGACAGGGAAGCAAGCAGCCCGGCGAGCTTGTCGTCAAAAGGCTTAAAGTCACTCATCCCACTTACTCACCAGTTCGCCGTTGATATAGAGCTCTTTTGGTCGGGTGACGGGCTCAGGCGGCGGAGGCTCAGGGGCATAGCTCACGTGCAGCGCGCCGTTTTCCTCTTTGATGATGGTGCGTTCGGTGAGCTGCAGGCTGATGCTGATATCAACACTGTCCTCGTCGTTCAAATCCATCTGGAAACGGTAGCCCTTTTTACGGCCGTCATCGAGCGTGCAAATATCCGGCTGATTCTCACGCAGCCATGCGGCCACCGGCACGAAAATCAAATCAGGGTCGCCCACAAAATCACACACGATCACATTCAGGGTGTAAATTTTCTCGTGGGACAGGGAAGCCGCGAGCCGCGCATCGATATTCCCCTCGTCGGCAAAAATGCGCATCATCTCGGGATTGGTTTTAAGCTGCGGTACGGCGTCAGTTAACGCCTTGCGCAGGCTGATTGCTTTCTTCATCGAGTTTATCCTGACAGTCTTTGATGGTTTCAACCTGCAGCGCGCAGGCGGCGAGCGCGTGCTCAAGCCTGCGGATATCTGCACTCAGGTCGCCATTAGTGACCGGATCGCTTTCCGGCGTCGGGCAATAGCTCACCTTCGGGCAGGCGCTGTAAACAATGACCGGCGGAGGTGCAACCGGCGCGGGTGTGCAGCCTGCGCACAACATCAGGCAGCTTGTCGCTATACCAGCGGCGTAACGTTTCATTCTCATTTATCAGCCTCGTAATGGTTTCTTCCCGTCGCACGGCCATTGCACCGGCGGCGATTAACTCACCGCGTAAAGTGACCTGCGCGGTTTCGTTTTTCCTGGCAATTCCCTGCGAAACGGAAAGCTGATTTTTCAGCATTCCGATCACGTTTTTCTGTTCACCTGCGACCTTGTTTGCCCGTTCAAAGGAGCGGATCAGGTTGCCGTTTTCATGACGCTGCCAGAGCACAATCGCCATCAGCGCGGCCAGTAAAAACAACATCACTTTCATTGAATCCCCCTGATGCAGTAGGCACGCTCGCGCGCGCGGCGATTTTCCAGCCCGGTGCTGACTTTGCCATTCACATAAACCCAGCGGGTGAGCTGGTCGCACGCCTGCCACCATTGATGACGCTTGATGTACGAAACCAGCGTTGAGCGGCAGGCCGCGCCGGTTCCCACGTTGAATGAGAAGCTGACCAGTGCGTCGTAAACGTGCTGCGGCATTTCTACCGGCGCGCAGACCGCGAGACGTTTCTCGACGTTCATCACATCTGCGACAAGGTTCGCCGCCGCCTGACGCTCGGTGATGTCCCCTTTCGGGACGACGCCTGCAGTGTGGCCGATGCCTGACGTCCACACTCCCGCGCTGCACTGGTAAGGCGTCAGGCGACAACCTTCGAGGTCAGCAATCAGCGCCAGCCCCTCGGGCGAGGTGTTAAGCAGTCGAAAGTCAGGCATCAGCGCCGCCAGCGCCAGCACTGCGGCCACACTGCAACGTTTAACGATTGATTTCACGAATAGCCCCCTTATCGAGTCCGAGTGACGTCAGATAGAGATAGGTTTTGCGCTTAAACCAGTAGTTCGTCAGCGCGGTAAAAATGGCGCATCCGCCGCCCACGTAAAGCGCCATCTTTTCGGGTGAAATTGCCCCGAGATACGCCAGCGCAACGGCCAGCCAGTAGGCGATAAACGTAGTGATTTTTTCCATGCTCAGTCCCATAGATTCACCGTTTCGGTTCTGGCCGCGCTGTCGGTCTCGGGCAGCTCAATTGCCGTGCCGTGCGGCAGAATGACGCCGAGCTCAGACAGGCCGGGGTTAGCCTCCAGCACGGTTTCGACTACGCCCTCAGTTCGCCCGTAATAACGGGCGCAAATCGCGTCGAGGGTGTCGCCCTGCAGCGCATACGCTTTCATCAGATTTGCCCCACAATACAGCGCGCTTTGTCCTGGATACGCGCCACTGACCAGCGCATATCCCGCCACATCTCATCGATAGTGCTGTCGATGCTGTCGGCCTTTTTGTCACCTTTGGCGGTCGCATCCACGCCGCGAAAGCGCTCGTAAAGCGTTGCCGTCGTCATGGCACACACGGCGTTGAAATAGTGGAAAACGCGCACGCTCTCGCCGTCGAGCTGGTCGGTCGGGACATCCGCCAGCGTGGCGTGACCGGCTTCGAGCTGACGCTCGCGCCATTCGCTCAGCTCCGCGTTCGTTTCCGCGATGGCGGTCTTAATCGCCCGGCGCAGGCGCACGGGGGAAACGGTCTGTTCTAACCGCATTTCCTCCCGCACGCGCTTCGGATCCACGTCAGGAAAAAACGGGGTGTTTTTGATTACCGGCTCGCTCACGCCCGGTGGCGGTATCACCACGCCCGGCACATCCTGCGGCTCTTTTTTTGGCTCAATAATCAGCGTCGTCATGACAACCTCGGGTAATAGGTGGGCGGTGGACGCCGTTCGCAGTCAGGGTAAGGAATACCCGCATTGAACGGCGTGCCGCCCGGCTCGGGGAGCGCTCGGTTAACCTGCGGCTTTTACCGCCTTTGGTGGACGCCCGCGCCGTGCCGCCGGTTTAGCGGCAGGTTTGCGCGTGCGCGGTTTAGTCTTTTGGGTTTTCGGGGCGGGTTCAGGTTTTGGCCTGAGCTGGCGCGCTAACTGCTCGATATCCTTTTTCACCCCGATAGTGCTTTCTAACTGGATCGCACGCTGCAGGTGCGCCAGCGCCTCGGGTAATTGCTTCGCCTCACGCAGCACGTAGCCGGTGATTTTGTGCAGCTTCGCACGCACGATATCGGGCATATCCGCGCGCTCCGTCAGCGCAATGGTGTCGAGCAGGTTTGCCAGTTCGACCGGCTGTTTTGCAGCGAGCAGGCGCTGCGCGGCGAGCGTGACCTCTTCGGCCAGCAGGCACGGCGTCGGACGGCGACCGACTGGCATGGTGAGGCCGTAGGTCATGGCGTAACGGGCTATCTCCAGCGCCCCGGCGATATCGTCAGCATCGAGACGCCACAGCATGATCGTCATGACGATGTCATCCTGCGCCCCTTTACCACTGTCGAGGACGCCAGCCACCCACGGCAGATAGAACGGCAGCAGCTCGCGTTTTTTCGCGGCTTTACGCTCTTTTGAACTGATTTGTTTTAGCGTGCGGTTGTCTGCGGCCAGCTTAACGAGCATCTGCTCATAAGCAGTTGCATTACGCAGCGGGACTGCAGCCCGCTGCGCAGTTTCAGAGGCCGAGACCCGCATCATGTGACGCGCTGCGGGACTCGTCATGGCTTACTCTCCGCTTACCGGTGCTGCAGGTGCGGTGAAGTCACCGAGCGTGATATTTTCAATCAGACACCCGGCGGCGTAAGCCTCGACCACGTAGTCGATATTCATTGACTCGTAGTTTTCGACGCGGTCTTTTTTCGGTTCTTCGATGATGGCGCGGCGGTGTGCGTCATCCATGAAGTAAATCGACAGGTTGTCGAGGCGCGTCACCATCAGGGCATTAGCCGGGAAGTACGGCACGCGCACGGCTGGCAGGTTGCCGATTCGCTTCTGGCTGATGATGATGTCAGCGGCCAGCGATTCGGTGTTTGCCTGCTCCTGATTGACGATCGGGAAATATTTATCCGCCATCAGCTTACGCCCGGTGATGACAACCAGCTCCGGGTCATCCTGATAAATCTCGTCAATCAGGTTACTGGTGGCATCCATGACCAGCGCGTCGAGGTTCGCATAGTCGCCGTTTTTACCCACGCGGATCACGTCTGAAATGACCTTGCCGTCCTCGTCGGTGATTTTGGACATCACGCGCGCGGGCGCTTCATTGCGGTACTTCTGCAGCCAGCCCACGGCTACATCCTGCAACAGCTGATTGTTTTTGCGGTTCGAGGTGTCCGCTCGGGTAGTACCGTTGAAACCGGCCATGATGAAATCAAGCGACTGACGCTTGATAATCGCGTCACGGATACGGGTCTGGAAGTCCTGGAATCGCGCCCACAGGTCGAGCTGTTTGTAGCGGATATGGAAGTCAAAGTTAATCTGCGCGCACTCGTATTTGTTGGACTCCAGCGCGGTGAAATCAGCGGTCTTACGCTCATCATCACCGGCAGTGTCGGCGGTGCTCGCAATGGTACCGTTAACGCCCACCCCGACTTTTTCGCCTTTCAGCTCGTCGACCGGCACGATGTTAATTTTGGTCAGAAACGCGGATGACATCTGCAGGGTGGTCATCAGGGTTTGCGTGACCGACGGCTCGACGGTGAATTTCTTCGCCACGTCATCGGTGGAAACGCCGTTTAGCTCCGCGACGCGGGACAGGTAGGCATTAAATTTGAAGCGGGTATCTTTACGCATGGTTTTTCCTGTTCGGGTAAAAGGGTTCAGGCCGGGCAGCACGCCCGGCGCGTTATCAGCAGTTGGTCAGCAGCTCGTCGCCCGTACCGCCTTTTGAAAGCTCGCGGCGCGGCTGGCTCTGGCTTTCGGTATTATCGAGGGAGCTTTTGAGGGCGTTAAACGCCTGCGCGCTTTCTTCCGCCTTGCTGGTTAGGTCCTGCTTAAGCTGCGCAAAAGCGGTCTCCAGCTCGGTGATGCGCTGGTCGGTGGCGCTGAAATTGGTTTGCACCTGCTCGGTGATGGTGGTCACAGCCTCATGCACATCGGCGAAACGGGCATCATCGCTGACCTGCTTGCGGCCAAAAATGGCTCTGACCTTATCGGTCAGGCTGTTGAGCATGGTGTCGGGGACGTCCTCAAACTCCAGCGCAGCCAGTGAGGCGACAGAAAAAACGTCGTCCGGCTGGTCTTTTTTACCGGCGAGCGGGTTCTGCGCGGCGCGGCTGCAGAATTCGAGGTATTCGGTGCCGAGGCTTGCCGGGTCATCGGTGACGGCAAGGCCAACGAGGTAACATTTGCCGCTGTTGGCAAAGTTCGGGCGGATCTCCATGGAGGTGTAAACCTTCTGTCCGGCCTTAACCATGCTGACCAGCTCGTCGAGCGGGGCGATTTTGCCAAACAGCGCTTTTTTGCCATCGAGCGCAGAGCCATCGCTGATAATCTCCGCCTTAAGCTCGGTCACATCGCCATAACGTTTAAACGAGCTGTCAGGCATCAGCCCCCGGATATGTTCGAGGTTAATGCGGCAGCCGTAGACGCGCGGGTCGAACGTGTCGGCCATATCCTGAATATCATCGCCGCTGATGACACGGCCATCGCAGGTGTCACCCTCGACGCCGATGCGAAACCATTTAGAAACTTTCTTTGCCATTGTTCAGGTGTCCTGATGTTGGGTTTTCGGGTCGGGGTTAGTTTCCCGACTCTGACCCGTATCAGCCACCGCTTACGATCTGATTAGATCTGACACAACAGGCACTTAGCGCGAATAACCCCCCATTTCCTTAGCCTTGCCACGTCACACCAAAAACGAGGCAAGCATGACCATTTCAACTGACCTTTCTCTGTTAAATGACCCGCGACGACAGGCGCGGCTGTTGTACTGGCAGGGGTTCGCCGTCCCGCAAATCTGCGAGATGCTGCAGCTCAAGCGCCCGACCGTGCAAAGCTGGAAACAGCGCGATGGATGGGAAGAAACCGCGCCGATTAACCGCGTGGAATCGACGTTAGAGGCGCGACTTATCCAGCTCTACGCAAAGCCAGACCTGACCGCGCATGACTTCAAAGTCGCTGATTTTCTGTCGCGCCAGATGGAGCGGCTCGCGCGCGTGAACCGCTACGGCCAGACCGGTAACGAGGTGGATTTAAACCCCAACATTGCCAGCCGTAACAAAGGGGATCGCAAAAAGCCAAAACGTAATTATTTCAGCGACGAGGCTATCGAGAAGCTGGAAGAGATTTTCTTCGACCAGTCGTTTGAGTATCAGCTCCGCTGGCATAAAGCAGGGTTAGAGCACCGCATCCGCCACATCCTGAAATCGCGACAGATTGGCGCGACGTTCTACTTTGCGCGTGAGTCCCTCTTGCGCGCGCTTAAGACCGGGCAAAACCAGATATTTTTGTCGGCCAGTAAAACGCAGGCTTACGTGTTCCGTAAGTACATAATCGCCTTTGCCCGTCTGGTTGACGTCGACCTGTCAGGCGACCCGATCGTCATCGGCAACAATGGCGCTGAGCTGATTTTCCTCGGTACCAATTCCAACACCGCGCAGAGCCACAACGGCGACCTGTACGTCGACGAAATTTTCTGGATCCCCAATTTTCAGAAGCTGCGCAAAGTCGCCTCGGGCATGGCTTCGCAGTCGCACCTGCGCACAACCTATTTTTCGACGCCGTCGACGCTGGCGCACGGCGCGTACCCGTTCTGGTCAGGCGAGCTGTTTAACCGTGGCCGCAGCAACCGCGACGAACGTGTCGACATCGATATCAGTCATCAGGCGCTCGCCGGTGGCATGTTATGCGGGGACGGCCAGTGGCGGCAGATTGTCACTATTGAGGACGCGCTGGCCGGTGGCTGCACCCTGTTTAACCTCGACCAGCTTAAGCAGGAAAACAGCGCGGATGACTTCCGTAACCTGTTTATGTGCGAGTTCGTCGACGATAAGGCGTCGGTATTCCCGTTCGAGGAGCTGCAGCGCTGCATGGTCGATGCGATGGAAGAATGGGAGGACTTCGAGCCGTTCGCCGACCGTCCGTTTAACTGGCGACCTGTCTGGATTGGCTATGACCCGTCACACACCGGCGACAGCGCAGGCTGTGCGGTTCTGGCTCCGCCACTGGTTGCCGGTGGCAAGTTCCGCATCCTTGAGCGGCACCAGTGGAAAGGCATGGACTTTGCCGCGCAGGCCGAGGCCATCCGGGCGCTGACCGAGAAATACACCGTCGACTATATCGGCATCGATGCGACCGGCATCGGCCAGGGTGTTTACCAGCTCGTGCGCTCATTCTTCCCGGCAGCGCGCGCCATCCGCTACACGCCGGAAATGAAAACCGCCATGGTGCTAAAAGCAAAAGACACCATCAGGCGCGGGTGTCTGGAATACGACGCTGGGGCAACCGACATCACGCAGTCATTTATGGCTATCCGCAAAACCATGACCAGCAGCGGCCGAAGCGCCACCTATGAAGCCAGCCGCAGCGAGGAAGCCAGCCACGCGGATATCGCGTGGGCGACCATGCACGCCCTGTTAAACGAGCCGCTTTCCGCCGGTAGCGGTATGCAATCAAGTTCAATTCTGGATATTAACTAAGATGAAAAAACGCCAAAAGAAACAGCCAAAACAGACCAACATGACCGCCAGCGCACCGCAGAAAATGGAGGCGTTCACCTTTGGCGAGCCGTCTCCCGTTCTTGATCGCCGCGACATCCTCGACTATGTCGAGTGCATCAATAACGGCAAATGGTACGAGCCGCCGGTCAACTTCTCCGGGCTGGCGAAAAGCCTACGCGCCGCCGTGCATCACAGCTCCCCGATTTACGTCAAGCGCAACATACTGACCAGCACCTTTATCCCGCACCCGTTGCTTTCGCGTCAGGACTTTAGCCGCCTTGTGCTCGATTATTTGGTCTTTGCAAACGGCTATCTAGAAAAGCGCATGAGCGTGACCGGCCAGCTCTTTAAACTGGAAACCTCCCCGGCCAAATACACCCGCCGTGGTGTCGAGGATGATGTTTACTGGTACGTGTCGAGCTTTACCAATCCGCACCAGTTCGCCCCCGGTTCGGTGTTTCACCTGCTTGAGCCCGATATCAATCAGGAGCTCTACGGGATGCCGGAATACCTGAGCGCGCTCAATTCCGCCTGGCTGAATGAATCCGCCACGCTGTTTCGTCGCAAGTATTACCAGAACGGCGCGCACGCGGGTTACATCATGTACGTGACCGACGCGGCGCAAAGTAGCACCGATGTTGAGGCGCTGCGCTCCGCGATGCGCGACTCGAAAGGGCTCGGGAATTTTAAAAACCTGTTTTTCTACGCTCCGAACGGGAAACCGGACGGCATCAAGATCGTGCCGCTGAGTGAAGTCGCCACGAAGGATGATTTTTTTAACATCAAGAAGGTGAGCGCCGCTGACCTGCTCGATGCGCACCGCGTGCCGTTCCAGCTCATGGGCGGCAAGCCTGAAAATATCGGCTCGATGGGCGATATAGAGAAGGTGGCGCGGGTATTTGTGCGTAACGAGCTGACGCCGCTGCAGGAGCGTTTCAAAGAGATAAACGACTGGCTCGGAATGGATATCATCACTTTCAAAGAATACAACTTGGAAAATTAGAGCGTTCCTCTTCAAGCCGCCTTAAGGCGGCTATTACTCATGAGGCGATATCTGAGAAATAAACTCTTTGATGCCATCCCGCTCAAGAATATTGCTAGATTGTAAGTATTTTATAATATCCCAGTCGTAGTAAGTACAAGCTATAGCAATTAGAGATATTATTTTGATGTCAGTTAGGTTTATCAGAGCTTCATAATAATCTTCACGATCAACATCAGAACCATCGATTAATTTAACAATCAAATAAAACCTACGAACGACAGAGAAAATACAATCGCTAGCATCAACATCATCAAGCCAATTTGTAATTAATTCCTTTTTTACTTTTGCGTCAACCAATACGATAATATTATCTTCTAGTTGCGTTACAGCTTCCCCACTTGCAAACCTCTCAACAACTCCATCAGCTAGTTGGTCAGTATCCCCTACCTGTATATTAAATCGTTCAAAATTAGAGTCCTGGCACTCAATTAAATGAAAGAACCTGACCTCGAATTTTTTATATTCTTCTAAAAGCTCCTGTCTTTTTACTTCATTGATAAGGCTAAGATTAGCTTCCCTTTGAAGCTTAATTGAATTAATTAATAAATAGATTGTGATAAATGAGAGGATGGGGTTAACAACTCCACCCAAGTAGTCTCCAAACTGAGCCCATACATCAGTTTTAGTTGACAACTGACCATGAACTCCGAAGTTAAAATAATATAGGGCGCATACGGAAACTATTACGCCAGCCGAGGTATACAACACCTTTTTCATGCAACTTCAACCGTACGGATTAGATACTTCACGACATCGCCACTTTTTACTACAACTTTGCTAACGGTAAGCCTAAGATAGGTGAAATTATCTTGCCTTCCATTATTATTATGTAGATTTAACGAAACCAATCTCTTTTGTGCAGCAGGGATTGATTTTAATGGCATATAAAACCCAAATGCTACTGTATCCTCCTCACCCTCAATAACTAAACGTCCGTTACCTGTCCGAGCATTAAAACGAGTAATAACTGCATTAATTCCAACTTGACCTGGGTTTATTTTTGATTGAGTCAAGTTAGTCGCAGTCATAGTATCCAATTTAGCAATTCGTTGTTCACCTGCAGGTTTTTTATAGTTAAGTTCAATATCAAAGTTTTTTTGAAGGTTGATACGATGCATTCGTACTAACGGTTGTCTAATACGTTCTATAAGATCATCTTCTATATCGCCAAGCTCTTCAATAATCCCTGCGGCTTTAGGTGATAGCTCTTTTGTTTCAAGGTAAAGGGACTCAGAAATGAAATATCCCATAACCTCCGAGAATACAGATCTAGTCATCTTTTTGAGCTCTGCAACTAATTCTGGCTCGTTGACTATTAAGTCAAAATTTTGCCCGTACGAGCTCTTAAAACTTTGCTTTAGAACGGCACGAGCAGGGTTAACATGAGTACGACGCTTTATGATTTTTTTTCGTAGTATCGCTTCAGCAAGGATACATGTCACCTCGGCCGTTCCTGATAAGGTATCAAGCCCATATTCCATATCTACTTCCTGATCACCGCTTTTTATGACAACGTCATAGCTAACTTTCATCGAAACATCCTTGATATAAAAAATTAATTATTTCGTATTGTGCTTATTGACAATCATTTTTTACACCAAAAAAATTAAATTGCAAGTAACTACCGCGCGCAGTGCTATCCCCGCCTCGCCTGCGCGCTTAACGGGTCGCTTTTAATGCAGGTGCATCAGGAGCCCCGAGCCTCGCCAGCACTGGCGCTGGCTGGCAAACGCTGGAATCAAAAACGAATGCAAACTCATGCACCTGATGCATGCGCCGCTAAAAAAGCGAATAATTCGGGTCAAATTCATCGCTTTTTGCCTCGACTTTTTTCATGGAGGCGAGAAAATCCATACCATCATTTAGCGACACCGGTCGCTCGTACTCAATCATAAAAACGTCATCATAAGTGCGTCCCAGCCAGTACCTTTAGGCCGCTGGAAGAAAACCCACCCTCCGGGGCGATAATACTCTAAAGCCTCCCCGCGATAGACCACCTGTAAACCCAAGTCATGACCCGCCATATCCCCTCCATAAAAAATACTGTATGCACGCACAGTATTTTTAGCAGATATTCAGGCGAAATGCTAACGCCTCGCCGGGCTCGTTGTTCAACACCACCGGCAGTGAACGCGAGTTTCACCGCCGGTGGCGTTCTTACGGTCACAGTGGCGGCGGCGGGATCACAACCGTTTTCTGACTGCTGATATCGTTGTATTTTAGGTGATTATCCCGGACGACACCTGCACACCCGACCAGCTCGTCAGGGGTCAAATTTTCGTTAATCATGATTTGTTGCAGGCGGTGCACGACGGCCATCAGCTTTATACTTTTAGTGGTATGCACCGGCGGTGCTGGCATCATTCACGCATGGCTCATTTTAACCACCCATTTTTTTTAGCTTCTGCGACCAGCTCGTCAGAATATTGCCATTCCCCATCGTCTGCGACGAAAGCCCCACCCGAAACCCCGTTAAGTGTTTCATACCCAATAGCCAGCCCTAATGGGTGCAAAATTTCATGATTAATTTTGAAAACTAGCCCCTTTTCGCTAAGTTCTTTCCAGTTCAACATGGTCATCCCGCATGGTTCATCCTGAACAAGTAACTCGAAGCTCAACATCACATAGTTTCCCACCCACGCCGTTAAACCAGTTACGTCTGTAACCCTTACTGATACACGTTTCCCGGTATAGCCGTTCTCAGGCTCCCACTCATGCAACCTGAGAACATCGCCACGAGAATAATCTCGGTCATTGATACGAAATTCAGCGCGTTTTTCTCCTGACTGCACAGATGCAAAGTGTTCTGGTGCGATTTTTAAATCATGTATTTTGGTCATTTACTTTACTCCTCCTACATTGAAAATCCCGGCCACTCATCAGCAGCCGCGTATTTGAATTTTTTATCTCCATAAACGACCGTCGCCCCACGCGCCAGCGCATCGAGTTCCCACCGTTCCGGGGTAATGCCCTCCTGAGCCAAATCGAAACGAATTTTTGCGACGCGATCCCTTGCTGGCTTTGTCATCCGGGCTGATGGTGCCTGCTCGCTGGTTTTGAGCGGCGCATTACTTCTTTGCTGCCGATTTTTGCGCGGTGCGTCAGCTTTTAACGCCCCGTTAAGCACCTTCACGACGTCCGGCTCATTCCAGCCGATAACCCCGCGCTCAATCAGATTTAACACCGCTGCGGCTTGCTCAGACGGTGTGGGGGTCATAACTGGATCGCCACCGCCGGTGAGCTTTCCACAGTTATTGACAGGACTCCGAGGCGCGGCAGAGCCGCTTTTTAAGGTCAAAGGCTCAACGGCCAAAACCTTTGGAACGATTCGCCATTCGGCTGTACGGGTTACATGGACATGGTGAGCCCCGAGGTGAGGGGCATAAATACCGACCACCCTCTCGATATCTTCCTCGTACTCGTTAACCTCATCCGTCAACTTACGGGCGACCCTGACGGCCTGAGCATCACGCGGCATGTTTGCCCCACCCTGCGCGATGATATACCGCTCAAAATCCCCCTCATCTGCAGCTGCTCGCGCGGCCTCGACCCTGTCGTCAAACTCGCAGGCAATACTCACCCCGCGCGGCAGTTTGCGCAGTTCGCGGTAAGCGCCCATCGTCGGGAGACCAATCGGTTTAAACTGAGGGATACGCCATGTTGACGCCCATGCGGTGACGGCTGCGGCCGTATCTTTCAGAGGCTTGCCGGTGTCGTGATCGAGCTGGCCGTCAAGCGCGTAACCGTCGATATTTTTTGCAATGTATTTTGCGATATAACCCGCCGCCCCGCCCTGATTAAGATGGCGTGACTCAAAGCGCTGTTTTGCCGCGCCCTTTTCGTGTCCGTCCTCTTTGAGGGCATAACGACGCATAATTTCGTTAATGGCTTTACGCTGACCGGGTTTGCAAAACAGCATCATGTGCCAGTGTGGCGTGCCGTCGTGGTGCGGTTCGACAACGCGCATCCCGTAAACATCTAAATCGTTATCTTTGAAAGCTGTACGCATCAGGCTCCAGATTCGGCATAGATAGCGCTGGCCGTCTTTGGGTGTGAATGCTGTTTCGTTCCAGCCGTGATTGAGTTGTACAGTTTTGCTTTCACCTTTGCCAACCTGACGGGTCGGGTGATACTTCGATGGAGTGGTCAGCGTGATAAACATGCCCACGTCACCAACGCTGGTCGCGTAGCGTTCAATCCCGGCGATAGTATTCATCAGCTCCATACGACGTATTTCAGGATTCGAAATACTCCCCATGACCTTGCTTATGAGGTCAATACGTTCGCCGGTGATTTTGTTTTCCAGTTCGCAGGATTTCAGGTATTCGAGATTAGCCAGGCGGCGCGCGTGAACATCGCGGATCGCTATTTTGCTTGCGTAAGGTGAACGGTCTTTGTTGACCTCACCTGCTGCGATGAGCAGCGCCTCGCGCCAGCGCATCCGCTGCGCCTTGAGCTGGTTGACCCACCACTCGTCTTTAATCAGTCGTGAAATAACGGAAAATGCCATGCGGATCGTCATCTGACCCTTACGGTATTTTTTCCAGTACATCGGGGTGATGTTAAATGCGCGAGCAACACCGGCCACTTGCCCGTATAGGTGCGACTGAGCTTCATCGGTGAAAAGTGTCTCTTTCCCGCCGTGAGCATCCGCCCAGGCGTCGCTTAACTCCTCGTATTTGCTCCAGAGCTGAGAGGCAATTCTGACCGCAAATTTCCTGAGCTCTTTGTCATTCATATCTGGTAAGCGCGCATACTGGTCGCGCTCGGACAGAAAACCAATCGAGGCGGATTCATTCATCCCGCACAGCTCATTAACACGCTCAAGACGCGGCAGCAGCTTGCGCTCAAACGTGTTTTTAAGGAAATATAGCCCACCCAAAGGGCTCTTTTTACGGCGGATGAAGTTATAACGCGATGTAAACAGCGTTTGCAGGAAAAATGGCAGACGGTCAATACGGTTTAAAACACCTTGCACCTGACGGAGTTCGGCACGTGTAAGGGGTCTGTCGCGGCCAATAGCCTCTTTTTTGACGTTATTCCAAGGATAAGCACCAACGAATGAATCACTGGTGCCCTTCAAAAATGGTGGTGGTGGCGAGGGGGCAATACGCCCCCGAGATTCGATGGACATACTATTTAAAGGCGTCCAGACATTGCTTCCCCAGGCGTTCAATTCGCGCTTCCAAAGCTGAGAAGCCAATAAGATCGCTGGTCAAAAGATCATGCAATACTAGGCCTGAGATAAGCTTAGGGATAGTTGGGTAGTAACCCACAACGTCCAGCCAATCCTTGCCTTTGTTCTTCCCGGATGTTGCGGTCTTCTTCTCCTGCAAAATGAATTGATAGCGGTCACTGGTGATGACGTATTGGTTATTAATCTCGATGTGTATGCTCATTTTTGCTTCCTGTTAACAGTGGTTAACCAGCTCTACCGAAAATTGAGTTGTGTAACTTTTCCGACTCCTGGCCTAATAACTCGATAATCTCGGTGCGATTAAGTTCTGACTTGCTGATGTACGCGATAAGCCCATCAAACTGAGAAGAGAAACTGGTCGCCAAGTCGCGCTGAGCCTCGCTTACTGCCTGCGCTAGAAGTGCCGAATACGTCCCCCGCTGCGCTGTATTTTGCTTTTGCATTTGCCTATCTCCGGACATAAGGAGTCCCCACGCTGTAAGGCGCGTAATAAATCGAATCCAGATTAATTAATGTAAATACTGCTCAGGTTTTACCGAGGTTAAAATGGTTGGTGCGTACTCAAAAAGGCTGAACAGCTCTCGCAGAGCGCGGAAAAGTTTGTCACGCCAATAACAGTCCTCCTCATTCAAACGCCAGTGCGGCATCATAAATTCCTGCTCTGTCAGTCCAGCATGAAGAAACAATGAGCGCCTTTGGCTGACGGTCAAGCGGCTTATGAAAGTTGCTTTTGACGCGCCAAGTTGGCGGTGCCGGGCAAATGCATTTCTCAATTCATCAAGCGCACAAACAAGACGCTCCCGATCGGCTTCGGTCATTTCCTCCAAGCGCATAACAGAGTGGCGCTGTTTTAATTGAGCGTGGAAACAAACCGTAAGACGCTCCCGCTCCATCATCTGATTGTAAAAATCGCAAGTGTCCTGCCAGCGAGGCTGAGCCAGATACTTGCAGACCAGACCGCGAAGCGCTGTTGGTTGTTTCTGGATCACGTCCAGTGTCATTACCGTCATAACCACAGTCCTCTCTTTTTGACTAAGCTACAAAGCTTCTCGATAACACCCGCCTTACGGGTTCGGATGATGATGCCCTTGCGTCCGCGACCGTGAGTGATAGTGAAGTTAATCGGATTAGGGCTTTCTCTTCTAAGCAACTGTGCAATGCAACGAGGTTCATTCTTCATACTGGCCCCCCTAATCCGAGCCACATCAGCCAACCATCTCTAATTTCCTTCGGACGGCTGTCATAGGCCATCTTCATGCCCTTGTTCCACGCTGGCAGATAAACCCAATATTCCCCTGCGCGCCCACTCGTTGACTGCGGATCAGTCATCTCGACTACAGGCAGCTTGCCCTTCTCAATCATGCCTTTAACGGCTGCAGGTGTTTTACCGATAAGGCGCGCGAATTCCTGGTATGGAACGGCGTCGCTCACACTATCAATGACCCTATTCATTTGTGAGTATTCCTCGTTAGTGTTTTAATTGCTCCTAATGGCTATTAATTGCCATATTGGAGCCATTGCTTTGCGATAACGAATTGAAGATTACTCCGTTATCGTTTTTCTATCAATAGTGGAGTGTTAATTACGATGATACCCGTAAATGAAAAGCTAGCGATCATGCGTGAGTCAGAACGTATGAATAGGAAAGAATTCAGTGACTTAACAGGCGTTCCATACAGTTCTCTTTCGAGTTACGAGAAGGGTGTAAAAGATATGGGCATACAGGCGGTGATGAAGATTTTGAATCATCCTCAGTTCAAAAAATACACTATGTGGTTCATGACAGAGACAATATCACCTGAAGCTGGGCAGATTGCACCGGCTCTCGCGCACTTTGGGCAGCCGACAACAACGTCATCCCACTCAGACCAGAAAACTGGCTAACTATTTACGGCGCTTATTTGTGCAGTAAATGCACAGTTAGTTTTTGCTATTTAAATCAGGAAATTGAAGTAAGCAGTAACATCATCGGGAGGCTTTATGTCTGTTAAAAAGCTCGATGATGGTCGATATGAAGTGGACATTAGACCGACCGGGCGTAACGGAAAACGCATCCGTCGGAAGTTCGACAAAAAAAGCGAGGCGATGGCTTTTGAAAAGCATACTCAATATAACCATCACTCAAAGGAATGGCTTTCAAAACCAACGGACAAACGCCAATTGTCGGAACTGAAAGAGTTATGGTGGAAGCTGAAAGGTAAACATGAGGAGCACGGTCAATCGTATCTCAGGAAAATTGAGCGTTTCGAAACGATGACCGGAAACCCGTGCGCTTTCCAGATCACCAAGAGCCTGATAACGCAATATTGTGCTCAACGTCGGGGTGAAGGTATTAAGCCAACTACCATCAACCGCGACCTGATCACGCTAGGTGGGATGTTCACAACCCTGATTGAGTCAGAACTGTATAACGGTGAGCATCCATTCAGGGGATTCAAAAAACTGAAAGAGCAGACAGCCGAAACGGGCTATCTCACTCTTGAGGAAATTGACGCCTTACTTGCTGCGCTCTCAGGTGATAATCGTAAAATTGCGGTTCTGTGTTTGAGTACCGGAGCAAGATGGGGAGAAGCTGCGCGATTGAAGGCGGAGAATGTGATTCATAACCGGGTGTCTTTCGTTAAGACGAAAACCAACACACCGCGCACGGTCCCGATCTCTGATGACGTTGCGGCTTACGTAGTCGGCAAAACACGAGGCTTTCTGTTTCCTGATGCCAGTTATGCTGAATTCAGGCGAATCCTCAAAGAAGTTAAGCCCGACTTACCGGCGGGGCAAGCAACACATGCGCTACGACACTCTTTCGCCACGCACTTTATGATTAATGGGGGCAATATCATCACACTGCAGAGGATATTAGGTCATACGAAAATTGCGCAGACAATGGTCTATGCGCACTTCGCTCCTCAGTACCTGCAGGATGCTATTTCGCTTAACCCGTTGAAGGGTGCTAATGGTGGTAAGAGTGTCCACAATGTGTCCACACCCTAG